TTGCGTAGTGCGTTTACTGGCTTACCAACGCTGTTGTCGCTCTTAATACCAGTGTTTAGGCTGTCAAGCTCTGCAGAAGTGAAAGACCTCTCTAGAGCAAGTGCGCCACGAACATTGGCACGGATACCAGCAGGAGCCTTGAATGGACCATACTGCTTGTCAGTGCTGATGAACAGACCAGCGATAGAACCAGCAGGACCAATCTTGCGCAATGCAGTCGAGCTACGTCCCAGTGGGTCAGCAATGAAGATGTATGGGTAGTAAACAGCGGCGTAGCTAGTGGCGGCCAAGCTGGCTGCGTAGGTAATTGCTGCGTCTACAGTCAGGCTGTCGTCGGTGTCTAGTACAGCAAAGCCGTTGTTGGCACCACACCAAGAAACGATGGCGTCGTGAACGGTCTTACCATTTGAAGCACCTAGAACAGTAATGATTTCTGGAGCAAACACAACTAGTGGCTGGTCAACAGTGGTAAATCCAGAAAGCGCTGACACGTAGTCAGATGCTACAGGAGCGGTACCATTTGAACCACCTGTTAGTGGGATGCGAGCAGTTGAAGGAGCAGTTGCGTTGTCAGTAATAGCCACAGTCACGTTGGTTGAGTTCAACGAAATTACTGTTGGCAAGTAGTCTGACGAAGCAGTGTCGTTAAGAACGACGTTGGTGTACTGCTCAATAAGAACGTCATTGTCTGGGCTAGAGTCAGAGCTGCTAGCAGCACTTTCCTTGTAGACATAGAAGTTGTAGTAACCAGTGATGTTGGCAGCGGTTAACTGTACACGTAGGTTGTTTCCGTCAGCACCAAGATTCTTGGCGGTAACGCTACCGATAGCATTTCCAGTACCACTTCGTGGTAGAGAAGCAGTAGCAGCAGCTGCATCGCTGGCCAAAACACGGCGAACCCAAAGTTCAGAGCCACCGTTCTGGAAGAACTGCCCTACACCAAATGTGGCTGGGAAGGCAGCGCTGTAACCACCGAAAGTCTGTACAAAGTCGTACCATGACGTTACACGGGTTACAGTTGTTGGGCCCTGCGCAAAAGCACCGATAGCAGCACCAGCAGCGTTTGCGGTGCCAAGTACGGCGATAGGCGCAGGAAGTAGACGTTCACTAATGTAAACGCCAGGACGACCATAAGCCATCTTTTTATCTCCTAACTAGATTGATTTTTCGATAGGTTCCGAATTATTCCGTTATTACTTGTGCACCAGGTCCATTAAAGTATGGGTCTCCTGGACGACCTCCAGCACGAGCTGGTGTTGGGTCATCCAGATGAACAGACGTTACTTCCTGTAGTGACGTAAAGATTGTTGGGGCTATTTCACTAGACACCCGAACAGTAATTGCGTTTATAAACAGGCGCTTGCCTTGCTCACTAACGTCTCGCTTTGAGACGTCTAGCACATCGAGGCGACGAACAGTGTTGTCGTCTAGCTCCAATATGCCAAATCTAATAGGCAGCTTTACACTTAGTAGCTGCGACATAATTGCACGGTCATGTCTAGGGTGACGTGCATAGCTTGTAATCTGATAGTCAATGTTGACGGGAATCGGCAGAGTCATCTCAAATGGCTCATCATTGTCTAGCTCAGCAGGACGCAGGTATTCTGCGGTGGCATAGCCTCGCATTTCTCTTTCTACGTCTCTTTGCATGTCTACCATGTCAATGGTGATGTAGGGGTAGCTCTGAGAACGGATTTCCTGGTCAGGTTGTCCAAACCATACGCCTACTGGGCGTGGGTCGCCAAGCTCATCGGCTTTCTGGTCAGTGACCGTCATTCCCGTTAGCTTTTCTCTCAGTGCCTTGTCTTCAGATAGTAGAAACGCCATTAGATAGCTCCCTTACCTAAGAATGAACGAACTTTGCTGTCAAGACGGTTATTGAACTTGCGTAGGACGGCAGTAGGTCTACGGAACTGAGTTCCATATTCCCACTCATCTATCTTTTGTTTAAGCTCGTCAGGGTAGGAAATTATGACTTTACCTTTTACAAGATTTACAGAAAGCTGATTAACAACCTCTTTGGGCCATCCGCTGGCTGCAGCAGAACGACGCAGGGAAACAGTAAGAGGGCCCAGCGTTTTACGTACGTCTTCGAGGACGCTACTTAGAATATCTGTCGTCACCAGTCTTGCCTATTGGTTTGGGAAGTTGCAATGCACTATCAGAAACGTATCCAGTCATTAACTGAGCGACCATAGCTTCTTGGCGGTTATTAGGACGGTACGATGTTGCACCTCTAACAAACTCTTTACGTTCGTCAAAGATGTAGTAGTCGTTCACCCGCTCCCACCATGGGTTGAATTTCTGTTCAGGCATAGCAAATCCCCTATCGAGGCGCAGTTCTAACTGGTGTTAGGTAAATACCCGCACGGATACTTACCCTATAAGGATAGGAGCTTTTAGGCTTCTGTGATTGCTGAATAGCGATTGAAATAGTCTTTGTTCTGCCAACTTTTGAGGGCATGGCAGTTATGGCACAAAGTTTGATAATTAGAAGGCTGGTTGTTATAGCGGTTACCATCTATGTGGTCAACCGTTAGCTGGCACTCATGTTCAGCATTGAACCCGCACTTTTCACAGTATGGCTTTTTATGGAACTCCCAGGGACGTTCTATGTGAGTCTTGGTGACGTAGTACTTGTGGAAGCATCTATAGAACTGCTTTCCACTGCCCTTGGCTTTATAGGACTTTTTAACCCTGATTGCAGGGCCACAAATAGCACAATCCCCCACCAAAGTGGCTGCATCCACGTTGGTGAGGGAGTGCGGTTGAATCATACGATACATACTACTATTTAGTAACCAAAGAGGCTACTTACCGCCCCGCATTTTGCCTTTCGAGTTCTTGACCCTGGCGGTCAAAGACTGGTTTCTTTTCATGTTGGGATTTTTCTTAGACCAGTCCTTTTTGTACTCTTCGTTCTTCTTGTCTAGAAAAGTCTTTTTAGGCTTCATTACTTCTTCTTTTTCTTGGACATACCAGCTTCAGACATAGCAATAGCTACAGCCTGCTTCTTGGACTTTACAACGGAAGCCTTCTTAGGGCCCTTTGGGTCTTTGCCAGAGTGGAGGGTGCCACGCTTGTACTCTCCCATAACTTTGGCAACTTTGGCGCTCTTCTTGTCTTTCATTACTTCTTTCCTGCTCTCCGCTTGTTTTCTTTAGCGGTGTTCTTTCCGTGCTTTAGGGGACGCAAATTGCTAGAACGGTCATCTGAATGGTTGTTGTTCTTGTGGTCAACATCCACGTCTTTAGGAAGCTTGCCGTTCTTCTTTTCGTAGTCATCACGGGCTTTATTCTTAGAAGTGGTGTGCCACTTGCCGTCCTTACCCTTGACTTTAGTGACCTTGATAGGACGACCACCGTTTTGCTTTGAGCCCTTATATGGGCCAAATTCTTTCTTAGTCCCTACAGGAACAGCCTTGCCACCCATTAGGCTCCCTTCCTATGCTTAGCGGTCTTTTCAGCAATTTTCTTTGGCTGAGCTACAAACTGCTTGCCTTTTTTGTTACCAGCAGCTTTAGCCTTATTAGTCGCAGCCTTTTCAGCTGGGCTAAGCTCGTTCCAAGCAGACTTGGGCAAGTAGCGCTTTTTACCCTTAGACGGAGAACCATCGTGGGTAGTCCACTCTTGCTTAGTCCAGTTCTTAAGAGACTGCTGGGATTTCTTTAGAGGCATTAGTTCTTGTAGCCTCCGCCCTTCTTCTTGTACTCAGAGGCCAAAAGCTGTGCCTTACGGGCTGACCACTCACCTGGGTCTCCGCCCTTAGAGCCAGCTTTAATCTTGTTGAACAAAGCCTTACGCATACCAGGCTTGGTGTAGTTACCAGCCTCATTGACTTTGGACTTGGTTGCCCTTTTCTTAGCAGCCATTGCTTGCTACTTTCTTACAAAGTTCTACGAAATATTCTTGGTCAAAAGCATGCTTCATCATGTTGATGTCTTTATGAAGAAGCTGAACGTTGCCCTTTAAATACCCTTCAGAATTATCTATTCTGTCAATAGAAACAGTTGCTGTCAGTCCTTGCTCAGACCAGTTAATTGATAGACCAGACAATGCACACTTCCCATCCTGCATGAGGTACATTTCCCAAATGTCTTGAATGGTCAGGTCCCAAACAAACCCCCGAGAAATGCCACCCTTCATCTTCATGTTGAACCACGTAATAGGAATAAGCTCGTAACGACCACGAAAGTTGTTGTCTTTGTTAGAACAAGACTTGCATCGCCAGTTACCCTCTACGGCATGTTTGTAGTGGTCGCTTCTACTGTAGGTCTGTTCGGCACCACAGCTTGGGCAGTTTTTAGTGTAAGTAGGCACAAATCACCACTTGACGTGGTCGGCCCACCAGGCCGCTGACATCTTGCCCTTGGCAATGTTCTTGGCGTGACGAGCCTTGAAGCTCTTACGCTTTGCTTTCATACGCTCAGACTCTCCAGCCTTTGGCTTGCCAGCAGTTTCTGCACCCTGCTCACCAAAACGAATTGTCTTCACTTTGTCGCCTACCTTGGCTACTACAACGTGAGACTTTTTAGCTCCAGGGGTGCGCTTAGGCTTGTTATAGCCCGAAACTCCAGCTCTTGCTAGACGTGGGTCTTTCTTACTTCCAGACTTCTTTTCAGCCATTACTTGTGCTTCTTTCCGACTGCCTTACCCTTTGGGCGCTCAGAGACAATCTTTTTCAAAATCTTCTTGTCGACTTTCTTGTCTTCTTGAAGAGTCTTAGGCTTCTTCTTTTTTACGTGAGCCTTGTCCATTTTCTCGTACTTGGCATGCTCTTTACGGGTGATACCTGCCTTTTTCTGCAGGTAGTCATCCATTTTTTCGTCAGCCTCTTTGGTGTACTTACCAGTCATTCGTGGCTTAGAGGCCATGTTACTTCTTCTTTGCCTTCATGTTGCCACCCTTTTTCATCTGAGCAGCCTTGATGATGTCGCCACGGGTAATCTTGCCCTTGTCACCAGACATGGATGCAAGCTCCTTCTGCTTAGGAGTCATTTCTTTTTTCATTGGTTCTTCTTTCGTTAGTGGGTTTTCTTGTAGCGAATCTTAGCCGTAGGCTTACGAATGATGCCGCATTTTTTCGCCTTCATAACAGCGCCGCCAGCACGGTACTTACTGCTGTCTAGCG